CTCCTGCACCTAGCTCAAGTGGTGATGCTACTCCAGCGTTTGCCATTGCAGCAGTTACAAGTGCCAGGACAACACCTAGCAAGTTACGTAGGTATGAATCAATCATAGCCTTATTCATATTGTTCCTCCTATTTAAGAACATTTTTCTTATTTGTAAATTAGGGGTGTATAACACTACCCCTTGTTTTTGTTTTCCGATTCTGGAATCTCTGGTAAGTGTTCGAACAGCTCCATACGGGCAGTTACGATCTCATCAGCGTTACCATTTTCGATTGCGACCAGGTATTGACTAATTGATTTTTGTACTTTCTCAATGTAATCAAACGCAGCCTCTCTTGACTCAGAAAGAAACTTGATGAATCCTTCATTTGCCTCGTTAGAAGTTTCTAGAATGATAGAGTCTATCTTATCTAGCAGTGCTTCCTTGTCAATCAATAGCTGTGCAATAACCTTAATCATATTGCTATACTTAATATAGTAAATGACAGTTGTGGTCATTGCACCAGCAGCAATAATAGAAACTAAAATTAATAGTATTGAGTCAATCATAATTCCTTACCGCCTTCTCTGACTAACAAAACAATAGCACCATTATCTTCCAGTGCCTTTTTGATCCTAATCATGTACTCTACTGCACGACGCTTGTCTTCGTCATACAGAGACATAAACTGCTTCTCACTTGCCTTAACAGTTAAGAAGTTGTCATGATCTACAATAGTAAGACCAAATCCCTTTGGAGCATAGTGAGATAAAGAGTGCACTGCAGTTCTCATTGCATCTGTATACATTATGTCTCCATCGTTAAGTATTGCCAAGCATTTGCCCAATCTTCTTTGGACCTGTGCTTTCCAAACTCTTTAGATATCTTACCCTTTTCTAGGTAGATACCTCCCCATACGCCATATTCCTTTTGCGATATTCCAACTGCAAAGCACATCTTTGCCACTGGACATTCACTGCATATCTTTTCTATTGCTGGTCTAAGAGCTTCGTTTTCTTCGTATTTATCAAAAAATAAGTTCACGTCATAATTAACGCAAGATCCTTTATCTTTCCAAGCATTCTTATCCATACTACCTCACAAGTTTGTTAGGCAGTGTCCATCCGTCATGCTCAGGAGTGAATCTCTTCTGAGTGAACCATTTACCTTTGATAAAGACCCCGTTGGCATCTCGCCAAGCAACTGGGTTTGGGTAGATGTGGAGAACATCCCATCCATCCCATAGTAATGACCTGTTACGACTTACAATTTTTTCCATCTCGGAAAGCGAAGTAATCGTTGCCATTTTAATCACCTTATTGTCTATGTTGTTAGTATTATGCATATCCGCATAATTTGCTATCATATGGATAGCAGCTAGTATCGGTAGATACCAACTTCGATATCCTTGGCTTCGGCAGCTGCTACTACGTCTGTAATAGGCTCCTTAGGCTTACTTAGGTAAACCATATATCCAAGGGCGTGAACGTTTTCCTTTAGCCATTTAGGAGATACCTTGATTGTTCTAATCTTGATACCCCTGGCCTTTAGACTACGCTCAGAAACGTTACTGAATTCCATTGCCATTGAGTTAATGTGTGCTGGACCAGCAGAGTAGATGAAGAACTCATTGTCTTCCTCACTCAACGATCTCAGTGCAGTACCCATAGCACGAAGGAATATGTTGTAGTCACTAAAGTTTTTAGTTCCCTGAACTCCAACGATCATTGCTCTTCCCTTCTGTTAGCTTTTCTACAATGAAAATCATTTCCTCTAATTCTACCTTATCCATACCCATCATGTCAACCCTTTTTGCAGAATCTTCCTGAACAATTCCATCCACAATGTTAGCAACCTGCAAGGCATTGTTGGCAATCCAATAAGCATGGTGTTCAGTCATTAGAACACGAACCTGGTTATTGTCGAAATGATTGGTAGCCTGCGTTACCAAATCCTTTTGAGGATAAATATTGATAGTAACTGGTGCCATAAGCTGATGCGTTCTACTCTGTGACGCTTTAATCTTTATTGGATAGTCGTATGTTTTAAATAGTTTATTTAAAAATAATAGGAACAATCCAGCAACAATGGCAACTGATGATCCGACAAAATACTCCAAATCATTCACCACCTTCGATCCTCATGGCATCTTTAATCTGCTCCAGCATAATCTTCATATGCGTTGGCAAGGCAGCTACTGCCTCTTCGTCAAATGCTCGCTCTGTTATTCTTGCTAATGGGTTAACCTCTGTCACATCCATGGTAATGAAACCAGTTTCCCAAAGATAATAAATATCTTGCATGTGCATTTCCATTACCGTGCGATAAATGTCTGGATACTTAGTTTCTATATCCTTAGAAAAACTATAAAGCATTTCTCCATTTTCATCTAGGCCAGCAAATTCAATGATGCCATCTAGAATCATCTGCTCTAGATCTTCTTCGTTAAACTTCATTACTTACCTTGGCTTGCTTCACGAGCTTTTGCTAGTGCCTCAAAGTCCTTTACCTTAGTATCTCCAAGATATCCCCAGGCATACCCCTTCTCAATCATCTCGTGATTGATAGAGTTGCCCTCGCCATCAAGATATAGCCAACCAAGAATGCGACCATACTTCTCAGAACTGTCAAGCTTCTCAGTTTTAATAACGACATTCTTTGCAGCCTTAATGCGTTCTGCAAGATACTTCTTAGACTCTAGTCCTAGAGCCTTCTCACGCTTGTCTGTGGTGCGTGACTCTGGGGTGTCAATACCTGCCAGGCGTACACGTGACTCAAACAGGATGCTAAACCCTAGATCAATGACAACATCAATGGTGTCTCCATCGACAACATTCTTTACTTCTTTAACAAAATATTCGTACATTAGTTTTCTCCTACGAGTCTATTCTCAATTAGTCTTTCACGCTCATCAATAATTTGGTATGCAAACTTTTCTAGATTGGCATAGCCTACAGCGTTATCTATAATCTTGTTGTAGTGGTGGGAGCAGAAGAGAAGTTCTCCGCTTACTCCCACCGCCTTAACAAACGCCTGAGCAGAACAATCAGCATCGCACCTATCCATATTGGTTAGTGTCCATTCCGCCTGATCAGTTACTAGCTGCAAGTTTCCTCCTACTTGTCTGTGGAATAAAATCCAGATCCCTTAAATGTAACTCCTAAAGAAGAGTATACCCTATTAAGGGAAGTTTTACAAGTACTACATTGAGGAACTTCTTCCTTGTCGGCAATACCCCTGGAAATTGTCACAGAGGTATCGCACGACTTGCATTTATATTCATAAAGTGCCATTTTACTTCTTTACTACTGGACCTTAGCTACTGAGCCTGATCCACCAGATGCCTTCTTAGCAGGCTTCTTAGCTGCTGGCTTAGCAGCTACTGGCTTGGCTGTTGCTTTCTTGGCGACTTCCTTTACACCGTCATCTGCAACTGCTGCATCCTCTGGTGTTGCTTCCTTGGCAAATCCCTTAGCCTTCTCAGCTTGAATAAGTGCCTTGGTAAACTCAATAGGCTCAACGAATCCCTTACCGTTGTCAGACCATCCGTGCTCCTTGCCCTTCCAGATCTCCCAGTGTAGGTGTACGCCAGTTGACATGCCAGTAGTTCCCATCTTACCGAGAACCTTACCAGCCTCAACCTTGTCGCCAGTCTTAACCTGCAGAGAACCCTTCTCAAGGTGGGCGTACAAGTGGCTGTACCACTCACCATCAATAAGTGATGCAATCTTTACATAGTACCCAAAACCATCTGGCTCACCATTAGACTTCTTGGTCTTAGACGGTCCAGCATACATTACCTTACCTGGGAATGCTGCTTCGATATAAACTGGTCCCTTTACGTTACCAGGAACGATGTCAGTACCGTTGTGGTGCTTCTTTTCATTCTTTACTGGGTGGATTCTCCAACCCATCTTGCTCTTGACTTTCCAGGCTTTTCCTGGAACTCCGTCAATTGGATATTGATATTTGGCCACAATATCTCCTCTCTATATAATTAATTATACCATGTGCTATGTTTGTTTAGACAAAGACATAATACGATTTGGATCTGTGGTTACACAAAAGTTTATAAGATATTTTGTTCCAGAGGTTACTGGTGTAACGCCATGGATCATATCCGAATGATCTTCGGTAACGCTTGTTTGTGGAAAGTAGACCAAGGTTCCAGCAGCTGGATGAAAAGATTCTCCAACCTCTGGGAAGTAAATATCTCCGCCCACAAAATCATCATTTAAATAAACAGCATTAGCATGAGTGCAGTGGTCGCAAGGAGAGTAGTTCTCAAAGTCATTGTGCAACTCTAATTCACCGCCAATGTCATACCTGACCAAGATTACGCTATGTGGATATGTGTTAGCATAAGCATCATCAATTTGCATGACCTTTGAGTGATACTTTTTTACCAGTGCCTCAACTTCTGGGTACTGTGGGTCAGTGAATACGTGCCTAGCGTGTTGAATTAATGACTGAGGGTCTTCGCTATATCCAACAATAGAGTCCTTGCCATTATTATCTACTAGCATATCTATTAAACTTATTGCTGTCTTTATGTCGTTGCTGTCTATAAAGTTTTCTAGCACTTTGATTTTACTCATACCGCCTCTTTCTTTCAGTCCCATGTCGAAGAATCGAACTTCGCTAGCCAACGGCACAGGATTTACAGTCCCGTCTCTGTCCCAGCAGCCATGGGTTGGCAGTCCGTACGGGATTCGAACCCGTGACCTCCTGAGTGAAAATCAGGTGGGATAACCGCTACCCTAACGGACCTTGCGAGCCCCCTGTCAGGATTGAACTGACGACCTATCGCTTACAAGGCGATTGCTCTACCACTGAGCTAAGGAGGCAGGTGTGAGCCAGAGTTAGCGAACCCTGCTCACTGACTAGTAATTTCGCTACCAGTAAAACGTCTCTACAAAGGTTCATAGAGCCAACGCCCAGGTTCCTTACGCTGCTTCGGGTCTAACGGATAGACGTTTGCGAAGGTCTATCAGCCTCCTAGGGGTGCGACCCCTATTGCGACTCCGATGGGACTTGAACCCACGACCCCCACCGTGACAGGGTGGTGCTCTAACCAACTGAGCTACGAAGCCAAAGTGAGTAGGTGGATTGCCTTTTACCACCAGTGCCTAGTCAATACGGCTCGTCATAGATCCGCTTTGAGCACACCTACCGTTTGTCCGCTAAGACGATCCGCTAAGATCCGATAGTGCCTTATCCTCCCCATTTGACTCTGAGGATTATTCAGCCATACTCCACAGAAACCGTCGTCTCTGTGTTTGTGGATAGAGGGAGAGTCGAACTCCCAATCTGGCTGATCAACGCCGTTTTGCCTATTAAACTACCTATCCAAGTGAGACAGCCATGATTACGAGCCATTCTGCCTCTGAGCCTTTTCTACGGAAGTGGACTAACTCCCAGCAGATACATACCTCTGCCTGTTCCAGATTCCGATGCCTGGACACCTCTACCGATTTTACCGCACGGTAGCGAAGGCGTAATAGAGTAGTAATCTCTATCGCTCCCCCTCCTGGATTCGAACCAGGAACCTTAGAGTTAACAGCTCTCTGCTCTGCCGTTGAGCTAAAGGGGAAGGTGGTAGGGACGACAACGCCTACCTCGTCAGAGTAATTACCTCACTGGTTCTGAAACGGATTAATCTAGAATCACCGTCTCGCTCCAGGTCATGTTGTATCTAGTTTACACCAACAACAGCATAGCTGTCAAGTGTTCTTCCAGAATTCTTTATTGAGTTATAAGTTGTTTGATAGCTACCATTATACATCAAACTCCATTTAGCTGCAACAATTGCTGTAGCAGTTGACGTGTTTGGTGCTACCGCTGCAAAGTCAGTGTTAGGTGCAACGTTTGCCAGTGCAAGCACTTTATTATTTGCATTAGATGCTGTCACTGCAACCGCATCGTTAAGACAAGCTGGGCTATCTACATAACGAGTATTGTAGTCATTACCAGTCGCAAAGAACGACGCAATGTTCCTTTGAGTTAGTTGAGTAACTAGACTGCTTAGGTTTGCACTTGCTGGACAAGCAATGTCTGGCAACGCATTCATGACTGATCTTGCATCATTATATCGTTTTGTAAATGCAGTAATGCTGGCTGCAAACTGTGGCCTATTGTCCATCTTTTCTAGCTGCCTGCTATAGACCTGCAAATATGTTAGCTGTTTTCTTGCAGTATTATCATTCATAACATGAGTGTTAGATCCACGTGACATAGATACACCAACAATATTGTATGTTGACGCATTATCTCGTACCCAAGTTAGAGCTGCCTCTAGGGATGCTTCATTGCCAAACAAAACATTTCCAGAAGAAAACACTTTTGCATTCCTAATAAGAATAAGATTGATGTTTGGATTGGTTGCAATTGCAGTCTGTGCCATCAGTGTTCCATGGTTCCAATCAGAAGCAAACCTGGATGCGACTGTAATTGAGGTCTGGGAAGCACCAGAACCAATATCAAAGTTGGTTCCATTATTACATCCAGAGGAAGTTGTAATGCATACCTCTTGAACTACATTGCCTGCAATTGTTGATGTATTAAAACCACTGTCAATGATTACAATAGATGGTTCCTGGGTAGCTACCGCTGGAGAAATGCCAAGCGACAATAGTGATACAGATACTACTGCTGTAATTAATTTTTTCATACTAGAATTTTGACTACTGGAGCACATGGGTCTCCACCGTCTTCCCACTCTTTCTCTTCTTCTTCTGTCATATATGGATCTCCATCATGCGTATAGCAGAATGGCTCTGAAATCCATCCCTTGTCTATACCAATCTGAAACCAATCTTCCATGGTAATGTCTGCCATAAAACAAACCCTCTCAACCTGATACATATATTGTACACAAACTGAGAGGGCTTGTCAACTATTTTTTATTCTTGATTTTTATCCACTTTAGCAAATGCTGAATTTATCTCGTCAAGTGTGAGCTTGCCGTCATCTAGGAATGCCCTAGCGAGTTTTTCCACTACTGTTGCCACCCCCAAAATACCAGCCATAAATACGGCTGATAGTAGGTCAATGCCTACAACTGCACCTGCACCCAGGACGCTAAGTCCAGATGCTGCAAATACAGCCAGGATACGCCATAGGACATTCTTAAGGGTGTGAATGCCTCCTGCTACTCCCATTTCTTGTTCTTCCATTTTATTCTACTTTCTGAAGACTATTCATCTTCTTTTTCATAACGTAGTGGGAACGTTAGTACCCATACGCCAAGAGTAACCCAGATAAGCATTCCGACTACATCTTTAGCGGAACCTTCTAGGACTACCCAAGCTACGAACATACCTAGTAGGGTCCAGGCCTGATCGACAATATCCTTAAATAGTGCTTTAATAAATTTTATCATTTATTATGGTCTCCTTGCTGCGACTGATGCCGCACTAGTTGCGGAAGCTACCGCTGTCATCGCCACTTGTCCAACGATGATGGCACCAATAACTACCTTTTCTGATTGTTCACGGACCTGTGGAGACATGTCTGCTCCAGCATTTCCAAGTGCGTTAAACACTTCTACCGCTGCTCCTGCTACATTTCCAATAAGTGGAATCGCAGCAAGCTCCTCGTCTAGAATGATGTCATCTGCCTGAGCTACAACTAGCAGTGCGTCAAGAGCTGCTTCGTACTCTTCAACAATTAGTGTCTGCTGTTCTTCAGTTAGAAGTTGTGGTTGAATTTCTGCAAGTTCTTCCACTAGTCCTTCAATATTGTCAGCAGAAATTTCTTCCTTTATTTCTACCTTCTGTTCTGGTAAAATTGGTTTAGGTTTTTGTTCAATAGGAGGTTCTGGTGAAGGCGAAGGTTCTGGTGAAGGCGAAGGTTCTGGCTCTGGTTCCCGTGTTGGCTCTGGCTCAGGCTCTTTTGTTGGCTCTGGGGTGGGAGTTGGCTCAGGGGTTGGCTCCACTGTTGGCTCAGGAGTAGGCTCTACCGTAGGTTCTGGAGTGGGTTCTGGAGTAGGTTCTACCGTGGGTTCTGGTGTAGGCGTTGGCTCTGGGGCAGGTTCTGGGGTAACTGTAGGCTGAGGCTCAGGAGTTGGTGTTGGAGTTGGTTCAACAACAACTGGAGGGACAACCACAATAGGAGTTACTGGAGTACTCATTCTCAAAACCTTTACAACTCCACCACAAGGATCTCCAAACGTTCCATTATCTGCATAGAATGATGCAGTAGAGTTACCAGTAATAACTTGATTAACAACATCTGACACAGTGATTCCACAAGATACATCTGTTGGAGATCCATACCAAGCTGTAGCATTTGCAAATACGTATCCTACTGGAGCACTAATAGAGACCAGGTCCCCTTCATTAAAAGAAACCTGCCACCAAGGTGGTGCAACTGTAACTAGAGAAACGATGTTTGATTGCCCTGAGTACAATGCAAGCGTATCATTATCAGATCTAATAGCAAACTGGAAGGTGCTTCCCTGTGGTGCTGTAGAGAATAGAGTAGAAGTTGGAATGGTTATTGAGGTTGTAGTGCTTGCAATACCCCAACCATTCTCAGTAAAGTTTGTAGTTGACCACATTACAGCATAACGCTCTGGCATTACTCCAGATAGGTTTGGCACTGGTGCTGTCCAGGATAGCTCCACCCCAGCTTCCGTAACGTTTAGAGTTAGATTAGTTGGTGCTGTAAGCCTTGGAGTTAAGTCTTCAACTAGCTGAGTAAGCCTAACAACCTCATCAATTGCTGCATCTAGTCTTGATGTAGCTGCAGTTTGTGCTGCCATGGCAGAGTTAAGTGCTGCTTGAGCAGTCTGTAGATCTTGGTAGGCAGCGTTCTTTGCTTGAGTTTCTGCTTCCCCATAGGTATAGGTATTTGGGGTAGACTGTGTCATTGTGGCAATTAGCCTAACGTTGTCCATGGTAGGACCAAACGCACCTGCCCAATAGCCAGAGTCTTGCATACGAAAACCAATGTCCCATCTTACTGCATCGTCAGATAAATTATATGTGGCACCCCTAGTAAGCAGATCATGCCATTGTGACCACTCAAGATTGTAATAGTTTAGTCTTGTGCCAGCAGCATTGTATGTACGGAATTCAATACGGTAGTAGTCAGGGTTGTTTATGCGATTACCCTCGTTTGTATCGTAGTTCCAAACGTCTACAGCAAAGGTTACCTGTCTTGTTGGACTTGGAAATGTTCCTGTTTGCTGAATGTAGATTCCAGCAGTATACGATCCCTTTAGCACTCCATTAATTGCTATTGGGGATGCTCCACCAGTATAGACAGTGTTACTTGCTACAACATTAGACCATCCAGCAGGACCATCGAATGTGCCGTTTTGAACCACATTCTGAGTAGTTGTTACAGTAGTACCAGAAATTGTTGTCTTGGTTGCTTCCCAGGCTGCAGATGCAGAACTATAGCTTGCCTGAGCCTCATCTCTGGTATTGGTAGCAGCTGAAACACTTGCGTTAGCCAACTGCAACTCGGCAGACGCACTAGACAGTTCTTGTTGTGCCACAACTAGTGCCTCTTGAGCCTCTTCTAAGGTCATTTGAGTAGCATTAGATGGCGTAACCCATAACAATGGTAAAAACGCTAAAATTAGAGCAGCTCCTGCTCTTCCTACTTTAAGATTAATACTATCACTCCTAGTTGGGGTAGCTGGAATGTATTCTTGTACTATTATACTGGCTTATATAAAAAGAAAAGGGGCACAGCCTAAGCCATGCCCCAAATCAGTCTACAGATTACTTGATAAATGCAAGCTTCTGAGCCTTTGGCTTTCCAACATTGTACTTCTTTACAAGCACGTTGTACTGCCACTTTAGCTTACGAATAGCCTTGTCCAGATCTGCCTTAGCAGTGTTTGCTGTGGCTAGATCTGCAGTCAAAGTTGCTACAGCAGCTAGAGCAGCACCAAGCTCAGCCTCAATGTTGCGTGGCTGGTTAACTGCAATAGTAGCTACAGCAGAAGAGCTAGCAGCAAATGCAGTTACGGTTACAGAGCCAGTGGTTGGCAAGGTAACTACGTGGCTTACAGTGCCAGAGGTTGTAGTGGTAGCAGTTGCAGTAGTGATAACACCATTAGTGTTGATTACTAGATTAACAGTACCGTTGGCCTTTGCGTTGTTGTACTTGTCAAATGCAGATACAACTACGGACTGAGTAGAGCCAGCCAGACCAGTTGCTGGTGCAGCTAGTGCAACCTTAGCAAGGTCACCTGCAGTTCCCTTAACGTAGTAGGTGGTCTGAGTGTTACCAACAGTAACAACTACAGAGCCTACGGCTGTGGTCTTTGTAAACACAAACAGCTCTACGCTTCCGCTAGTGCTTGCATTTACAGTCAGAGTTGCTGAACCAGATGCTGCAGTAGCACCAGTCAGTGTCGATAGTAGCAGTGCATTGGTAGCAGTTGCCGAAACGGTGGTGCCAGAGGCAACTCCAGAAACAGAAATGCTTAGTGCACTTGACGATACCACGTTGTCAGCTGGTACTGGCAAAGCAATAGCAGTTGCTGAGGTTGTACCGCCAGTTGCAGAAGAAGCTGCAACAGTTAGTGTCTGAGTATTAGCAGACGATGGTGCAACAGATAGTGTTGCTGCTGCAAGTGCGATGACTGCAGCAATTGATAGCTTCTTAATAGAAGTCATTTTTCTCCTTATATAAGTGTGCGAGCATGACAATAAGAGACATACCCACGTTGTATAACTAGTATATTTTACCAGATTAACAATCTTTTGTCAACTAGAAATCCCAGTCGTCATCAGTGGTTGATTCGTGCTTTGCAATCACATAGCTTGAACCAGATCCAGAGAAGAAGTCGTGGTTCTCATCTGAATTAGGAGATAGCGAAGACAGGATAGCTGCACTTACATCTGTGGCTTCCTTTGGAAATAGTGGATCAAATCCAAGATTCATTAGAGCCTTATTTGCGTTGTAGTGCAAGAACTTCTTAACATCTTCCGTCAGTCCAACGCCATCGTATAGATCTGCGGTGTACTTAACTTCATTGTCGTATAGCTCCATAAGTAGGCTATAGGTGTAGTTCCTGATGTCTTCCTGGTCATTCCAATCTAGCTCGTTGAATGCCTGCTGGAACTTGTAGCCGATGTAGTAACCGTGTACTGCTTCATCCCTAATAATAAGCCTAATTAGATCAGCAGTGTTGGTTAGCTTGGCACGTGAAGATAGCCACATTGGCCAGTAGAATCCACTGTAGAATAAGAATGACTCTAGCAATGTAGAAGCAGCCTTACGCTTTAGTGGGTCATCACCATTGTACCTGTCAAGAACAATCTGTGCCTTCTTCTGTAGGTATGGGTTGTCCTCAGACCAGCGGAAAGCATCCTCAATCTCCTGTGTAGAAGTTAGTGTAGAGAATACGCTTGAGTATGACTTAGCATGTACTGACTCCATGAAAGCAATGTTTGTGATTACTGCCTCTTCATGC